AGAGTGAGATAACCGATCTACGCAAGGTCATGCGTTACGCCGAAATGCGTATCAGCTTACTTGAAGGTGAGATGGAATTATAAAGGTGCGTAAGAAAACCTATAAAGACAAAGTGCGAGAGGCTTCAGACAATAAACAGGTGCAGCCTCTCCTACCCAAAACCCCAGCGCAAAAAAACTACATGGAATGTATCTACAGGTTTCCGCAAGTGTTCGTTACAGGACCGGCAGGGACAGGTAAAACGTACATAGCCGCCGCAATAGCCGCTGACATGTTCAACAAACGACAAGTCACAAAGATTATCCTGACCCGACCTAACATACCGGCAGGTAAATCTTTGGGTTTCTTTGCGGGAACCATAGAGGACAAAATTGCGCCGTGGGTTGTCCCTCTGACAGAGGTATTGGAACAACGACTAGGCAAGGGCCGCTACGAGGTGGCCTTGAAACGCAAGGATATTGAGATTGTACCCTTTGAGGTTATGCGTGGTCGCTCATTCAATAATGCCTTTGTTATTTTAGACGAAGGACAGAACTTAACACCCCATGAAATGAAGATGTTCCTCACTCGAATAGGTGAAGACACAAAAGTTGTAGTCAATGGCGACCTATTGCAGCACGACCTGAAGCAAAACTCAGGGTTAACTGTGGCTATAGACCTGATATTTAAGCATAATATTGAGGCGGCGGTGTGTAATTTTACACATGATGATGTCGTTAGGTCAGGTATTTGTGCGCAATGGACACGTGCTTGGGGATAATCTTAACCGTTACTAGACCTAGAAGGGTAACTTCATGTCTCAATTACCTAATATTGACAAAGTATTAGTCGATTATCTTGATCGTATGTATCCCGATGTCTCTCCAGACATCAACATATCAGAAATAGAAATATTCTTTCGCCGTGGCGCAGTCGATGTAGTCCGTACACTACGTCGAATTTACTCAGAACAAAACGAAGACATTTTGGGGGGACACGATGCTTAGTGGTAATCTCCATCCTGTAACCAACATGTGTGCGGTAGAAGAAATGTGGCCGCAGATAGAGCCTTTGTTGGATCGTGTTGCAGATGAAAAGGTGACGTTAGAAGATATCTACCGTTTTGTCATGGAAGGACGGTGGATGTTATGGGTAATTGAGAAGCCAGATAGTTTTATTCTGACAACAGTTATTATAACCGAGTTCATTGAGTACCCACAGGTCAATAATTTAAGGATCATATTTTTATCTGGCGATGATGAAGATTGGGCCTACGGAATACATGTGCTTGAAGATTTCGCGCGTGTAAACAAATGCCATACTCTTGAAGTTTTAGGCCGGAAAGGTTGGGAACGTGTTTTGAGGGGTCGTGGTTACAAACTTAATTACATAACTCTAGGTAAACGGATATTATAATGTTTCTAATTAACCTCGTTAGGCCACAAATCACGTTCAAAGGTGACAAAGGTGGTGGCGGCGGTGGTGGCGGTGGCGGTTCATCGTCAAACAAGTCATCACAACCCAAACCTAAGACAAACTCAAAAGCCGGAACGAATGCCGGTGACGGTATGGTATGGAAAGACAACGGCGGGTATTACACCCGTGTACGCTCGTCTGGCGGTGGGGGACGAAATGTCAACGCTGATAATTTCGCTGGTTCAGGATATGCTCCCACCAAGGATGCCGGTACATCAAAGGCGCGTCAGGTGACGTACAGTAATGATACATATGGACCGAGCCGTACAGAGAGTCCTGTCAAGGGTTCAACTACAAATTTCAACAGTAAAACAAGTGTAACAGCTAAAGACTTGAAAGATGGTAATGTCACCACGTACCGCGCTAAGAATGGTGTGGGTTCAGTAACCGTTGCGCAAGGAACTGCATTTAAAGACGTTCCACAAGTTGACGTTGGTGGCCGTAAAAATTCTGAAGTTTATGACACACGGGATGTTGCAACCCCTACATACCGCCCACCTGTTACAACAACTGGCGGTGGCGGTTCATCAGCACCAGTTACTGCCCCTGAAAAGATCGATCCACGTAGTGGTGTAGGCGGTGGTCGAGATGGCGGTAAAGCCTCGCGTCTAAAAGCATCGAAGACTGAAGAAGATAAGATTGCGTTGCAACGTAAATCTCGCGGTGTTTCTCGTTACAAAATCGCTGGTGGTCGCGCTGCGGCAGCGGCAGATAAAAATACACGAGTAAACCCAATGTCTATTCGTCAATCACGTAATCGGAGGGCATAAATATGTGTTTTATGAACAGCCCAACTCCACCACCACCACCCGCTCCACCCCCTGCGGCTCCACCTGTATTGGAGCAAGAAGCACCTAGGTTGAGCAACATGAGTGAAGATGGGGATACGCTACGCCGCCGTTCAAGCGGTATGAAAAGATATAAGATTTCTCGTCGTAACAGCTACACCTCAGACAGCAATAAGCTGGGCGGTATGCTACAGAAATCCGACAACTAATAATTAGGAAGGTAGACCGTGCATAAAGGTGACGCAAATTGCGCTAAAAAGTACGAAAACCTATCCTCACACAGAACGACATATTTAGAGAGAGCAAGGGAAGCGGCGAAACTAACAATCCCTTCTCTTGTTCCCGAAGAAGGCCATACGTCATCTAGCAAATTCTACACACCATATCAGGGTGTAGGTGCTAGAGGCGTGAACAACCTTGCATCTAAATTGTTACTGTCATTGCTACCACCTAATGCCCCATTCTTTGCCATGCGCTTGGACGATTTTACAATCCAAGAACTAGCACAGACTGAGGGCGCACGTGCAAAAGTAGACGAAGCGTTAAACAAATATGAACGCGCCGTGATGACCGAGATTGAAAACTCAGGTATGCGGTCACCTATTTTTGAAGCATTAAAACAGTTGATCGTCGCTGGTAACGTTCTTCTCTACCTTCCCCCAGAGGGTGGCGCACGGGTATTCCCGTTGAGCCGCTATGTAGTGAAACGTGATCCGATGGGTGAGGTCATTGAGGTTATTGTAAAAGAAACCATGTCACGGGTTACTCTACCCGAAGACATTAAAGAACTTCTTTACTCGAAAGACGGTGGTCTACCGAGTGATGAAAACACAAAGAAATCTGATGAAGTAAACCTGTACACTAAGATGTACCGCGATGGCGATAAGTACATCCTATATCAAGAAATTGATGGGATGATCATACCAAAATCGCAAGGTAAATATCCTCTGGATAAAGCACCTATGCTTGCTCTACGTTGGACACGTATCGACGGTGAAGACTACGGACGTTCTTATGTTGAAGAATACATTGGTGACCTGATTTCACTTGAAGGTCTATCTAAAGCTATTCTCGAAGCATCCGCTGTGTCTGCTAAAGTTGTATTCTTGGTATCTCCTAATGGCACCACCCGTGCTAGAGATATTTCTAAAGCTGATAATGGTGCTATCGTATCTGGTAACGCCGCCGAAGTATCAACCTTACAAGTACAGAAACAAGCTGACATGTCGGTTGCATCAAACACGGCGGCGGTAGTCACAGAGCGTTTATCCTTCGCATTCTTAATGAACTCTGCAATTCAACGTGCAGGGGAACGTGTAACAGCCGAAGAGGTCCGTTACATGGCAGGGGAACTAGAGGATGCACTTGGTGGTGTTTACTCAATTCTAAGTCAGGAATTTCAGTTACCATTAGTCAACCGCATCATAGCGAGGATGACTAAAAAGAAACGGTTACCATCCTTACCAAAAGGTGTGGCTAACCCAACAATCGTCACAGGTCTAGAAGCACTAGGTCGTGGGCATGACATGAACAAATACCAAATGTTCTTGTCTGCACTTGCACCGCTTGGTCCTGAAGCTGTCGGACAGTTCATGAACGTGGGTGATTATATCACACGTGTTGGGACTGCATTGGGTATCGACATGGACGGATTGATTAAATCTGAAGAACAAATGCAACAAGAACGACAGATGCAGATGCAAGAAATGCAGCAACAACAACTCGCTGAAATGGCAAAAGCCGGAGTTGGTCCTGTAGCTAAAGAAGTAGCAGGTGCTGCGCGTGAAGCTGTCGCAAGGAATGGTGAATAGAAATGGTCGAACAAGTAGTTATCGACACCGCTGAAGAAAACTCTGGTCCTACGCTTGAAGAACAGGCCGCTGAGATGGACGCTGAGTCAACAGAACAACCACAGGAGTCCGAGCGGCCTGAGTGGTTGCCTGAGAAGTTTGAATCGGCTGAGGACTTGGCCCGTGCATATTCCGAATTGGAACATAGACTTAGTTCTCAAGAAGCTGAACAAACTGAAGATGATGCAAGGGAAGAACTAAATAATGCGGGCATTGACTATGATGCGTTGTCTCAAGAATTTTGGGACAACGGAGATTTGTCACCTGAAAGTTATGATCTTTTAGAAAACGCAGGTATCCCTAAAGAAATAGTTGATAGCTACATCGAAAGCCAAATAAACATGGTCGATGCGCAACGCAGTCAGATTATGGATGAAGTAGGTGGACCTGATGGTTACTCTGCTTTGACAGATTGGGCCGCTGATAATCTCGAAGATAGCGAGATTGATTACTTTAACAGTGTAATGGATGGTAACGATTTCCAAGCTATCCGAATGCAAGTTCGCGCTATCGCCGCTCGACGCGATGCCGTTGAAGGTGTCGAACCTACACGCAACCTGTCAGGAAGTCTGCAAGGCGGCGGCAGCGGATCATACGAGAGTGTGAACCAGTTGATGCAAGATATGCAGAACCCACAATACGATAAAGACCCAGCGTTCCGAGCGCAGGTCGAAGCAAAACTTGCGAGGTCTAGCATTCTCTAATGTCATTATATGAAAATATTCACAAAAAGCGTAAGCGTATAGCTAACGGCTCCGGTGAAAAAATGCGTAGCGCAGGGGATAAAGGCGCACCATCTGCGAAGAACTTCAAGGATGCCGCTAAAACTGCAAAACCTTCAAACATGAAAATTAAGAAGAAATCATGAGTAAATCAGGACGAGTATATTCAGCATACGATAGAGAGTATCAGGCTCGTCCTGAACAGGTTAAGAAGCGTGTTTCACGCAACAAGGCTCGTCGTATGATGATCTCTAAACATGGTAAGTCTAAACTATCTGGGAAAGACATTGATCACTCAGACGGTAACGCAACGAACAACGCAAATTCAAATCTGAAAATCATGGATCGCTCAAAGAACAGAGCGAAAAAGTAGGGGGTCTTCGGACTCCCTCGCTACGCCGCTTATTAGTGGGTGGCGAAATGAACATTCTAGGCCAAGGGTGTTCACTTTTTTTCATCTAACTCAACAAAGCAATTATTACGTTATGGCCCCTTACGAGGGATAACCTTAATGGAAAGAAAGCAAATGGTGACGTTAGAAAAAACCCTAACAACCTAACTCTTTTTCCAAGGTGAAATAAAATGTCTAATGCAAACCCATCCCGCTTGGGTCAGGCCGGTTTAACAGGTGCAACCGATGCGCTGTTCCTGAAGGTCTTCTCAGGCGAGGTTATGTCTACTTTCAACGCTCTTACAGTGATGAAAGAGAAAACACGTATTCGTGCCATCAACAACGGTAAGTCTGCACAGTTCCCAGCAATCGGTAAAACAGTTGCTGAGTACCACACAGCCGGTGCCGAAATTCTTGGTAACAACATCGAACACGGCGAGAAAGTTATCACAATCGATGATCTATTGATTGCGAACACATTTATCGCAAACATCGATGAAGCTAAGAACCACTATGATGTGCGCTCAGAATATTCAAAGCAAATGGGCCAAGCCCTAGCGCAAACATATGACCGCAACTTGCTATCTATGGCAATTAAAGCTGCACGTGACCCATCAGGTCTTGGTGCTGGTGTTGCAGGTCAAGGTAACGCAGCGTCTGAAAATCTAGGTTCTACTACACCTGCGACAGCCGACATCGTTACTGCTATGTATGACGCAGCGGCGACACTTGACGCAGCAAACGTTCCAGAAACAGATCGCTATGTCATCGTTAACCCAGCAACATACTACGCACTTGTACAGAACGACAAGTTGATCAACCGTGACTTCGGTCAAAACGGTTCGTACTCAGACGGTACAATCATGCGCGTAGCAGGTATGCAAATTGTTAAATCTAACAACCTAGCAGTAGATCACACAACTGCGGCGGCATACCCAGACTTTAACTCCAAATACGCAGTAGACGCTACAGACACAACTGCACTTGTAATCCAGCAACAAGCGTTGGGTACAGTTCAGTTGATGGATATGGCTACTGAAATGGAATACGACATTCGTCGTCAAGGTACACTAGCTGTATCTAAGATGGCTGTCGGTCACGGTGTATTGCGCCCAGAGTGCATCATCGAACTCCGCGCAGCGGTATAAAATTAGATGGCCTCTCTAGTTAACCTAGAGGGGTCATTTTTTACATTAAGGGAAAACTCATGGCAACTCTACTGACCCCTACGACAGAACTTGAAGCTGTCAACGTATGCCTTGCGAACATTGGCGAGTCGCCAGTGAGTTCCATTACGGGAGACACTACCGTTGATGCGGCTCTCGCCAGAGACTTAGTTCGACAGGTTACCCGCGAAACACAAACACATGGGTTCTATTGGAACACAGAACTCAGCTATAAACTTATACCCAACACAACGAACAACCTTGTTTTACCTGCTAACGTTCTTTCAGTTGATACGACAGGTGATGACAAAGCGAAGGATTTGGTCGCTCGTGGTCGTTTACTATATGATCGCGTTAACCACACTTATACGTTTGAAGACAGCGTAACTGTTGATATCGTTGTAGCTCTTTCTTTCGAGGAATTACCTGAGATTGCGCGGCGTTACATTGCTGTGCGTTCAGCGCGAATTTATCAAGAACGTGTTATGGGTAACGGCTCAATATCAACATTCAACGCCGCCGACGAAGACGCTGCACGTGCTGCGCTTCTAGCTGAAAATATGGAAGTTGAAGACAATAACATGCTGACAGGAAACACGGCGGTATCGGGTATCCTTGTCCGTACAGCTTACTAAAAAGGTTACACCATGCCCTTAGTTTCAACTACGGTTTCAAATTTGATTAGTGGTGTTTCACAGCAACCGGCACCTCAACGTCTACGGACTTCAGGTAAGGAAATGAAAAACGCCTATCCGTCTGTTGTTGCTGGGTTACAAAAAAGACCACCTACACAGTTCGTTGCTGAACTTAACTCTAACGTACCAGACGATGATACAACTGCTATCCACGTAATTAACCGTGACTTTAATGAGCGTTATATTGTTGTTGGCGGTAGCGGCGATTTAGAAGTATTTGACACAGACGGTGTTAAGCAAACAGTTACATTTCCTGATGGTAAATCTTACTTACCTACCGCTGACATGTGGCAAAAACTTAGGTTTGTTACTGTCGCTGATACTACCTTCGTTCTAAACACAGAAAAAACAACAGCAACTCAGAGTATCCCTGAGACACGTGATGACCCTAGTGCTACCGCATCAGTGTTTATCAAACGCGCTGTCGCTTCGACAACTTACGCTGTCTACATTAACAACGTACTCGCGGCGACAACCTCTACTGAGGACAACACCACAGCATCTACGGCTCTTGAAGGTACTGCCGACATTGCTGAAGAACTTAAAGCTGACGCTATTAGCCGTGGTTACACAGACGCAGAAACCTTTGGTCCAACTTTGACCTTCTCAGTCCCAGCGGGTGCTGAAATACGTGTGCTTGACCAATTTGGTGGTAACGCGATGGAAGCGTTTACTGACCGCATACAGTCATTCGACAAACTACCACCACAAGAAAAACAAGGCCGGCTGGTACAGATTAAAGGAAACCTAAATAATGCTACTGAAGATTATTGGGTAGAGTTTGATAACAACGTTTGGATCGAAACTGTTGGTTATGATGCCAATGAAACCTTCGATCCAGCAACGATGCCGCATGTTCTAATCAGAAACCCTGATGGCACATTTACTTTCCAAGAACACACATGGTCAGAAAGAGGGGTAGGGGATGATGACACAAACCCAGCACCCAGCTTTGTAGATAAAAAGATTAACTCACTGTTTCTTTTCAAGGGCCGCTTGGGGTTTTTGAGTGAAGAGAATTTAATTATGTCGGCGGTGGGCGAACTAGAAAGTCTTTATCGCAGTACCGTTGTACAAGTCTTCGCGTCAGACAGGATCGATGTGGCATCTATTACGGGTAGGGTAAACAACCTTTACCACGCGGCAGTCTTTTCGGACACTCTAGTTCTTTTCTCAGATAGCCAACAGTTCAAACTGGTGTCGGAAAACGTGTTATCGCCGCTGTCGGTTGGTATCGTTCCATCGACTAAGTTTGCCTGTTCACCTTACACGGCTCCTGTAGCCTCTGGACCTATTGTATTCTTTGTAACTGACGGTGCGACTAACTCGACAGTACGAGAGTTGTATATCGATGAAGAACTAAAGACCATCGACGCGGATGAAATAACCGTACAAATACCAGCATACATTCCGAATGAAATACGGACACAAGCTGTATCAACATATGATGACGTTATGGTTCAGCTATCCGCTTTGGAACCTAATAAACTTTGGGTTTATAAGTGGTACTCTAGCGGCGGCGAGAAAGTACAAACCGCATGGTCACATTGGGATTTTGGTCCTAACACAACAATTATGGGATGTGAGTTCTTAGAGGACTTTCTTTACATCGTCTATAAATCAGGTGGTCAAATGTATCTGGACAGAATGTTCCTTGATACTAAGCCTATTGACAAAGCTTTGCTGGATCATCGTGTTGATGAAACAGATATGACGATCACTTGGAATGCAGCACAGAATAGAAGCGAAATTACTCTACCTTACAGCACAGGTGACACCTTAGAGTTCTATAAAATGCAGAACCCTAAAGGGCAGAAACTGAACGCCACTAAGATAAGCAACAACACTTACCACGTAGATGAAGTGGACATAACGACATTCAGTATTAATGCCGGTGTGCCTTATACGTTCGAATATGAGTTTTCTCCTCAATACATCCGAGAGAGTACGCCAACAGGTGAAGCTGCGATTCAAGAGGGTAGGGTTCAGTTAAGATATATGTCTATTATCTATACTGACTCATCGTTCTTTAAAATCCAAGTAACACCTAAAAATAACCAAACTTTCGAACATTTGTTTAACGCACGTATTCTAGCCGATGAAGATAACATTGCCGGTATTATGCCTAGAGATACAGGCGAATTTAAATTTCCAGTATTTGCCCAAAATGACAGCGTGGACATTAAAATAGTTAACGACAGCGCGTTCCCTTGTGCCTTTGGTTCAATGGAGTGGACGGGCATGTATGTAGGAAAATCACAGAGGTTATAATGGCAGTTTACGTCCGTAATACCCAACAGAAGGACTTAGATCATCTAGGGCAGAACTTAAGGGATGCGGATGTAGCTGAGTTATACGCTCAGACAGGTTTAAAACCTTACATGGCGTTACACCTAGCGTTAATCCTGTGTAAACACATGAAAACAATGGTAGCCCCTGATGGCACTCCTATAGGTGTCTATGGGGTTACCGATACAGATAAAATAGGTTTGGGAAACATCTGGATGATGGCAACCCCAGACTTAATAAAACATCAAAGACAATTTCTTCGAGAATGCAGAGAAGGTATCTCTGAGATTTCTCAGGGGTACAAGTGTGTATTTAACTACACAGACGCACGTAACACGGTCCACCATAAGTGGCTAAAGTGGTGCGGGTTTACCTTCATTAATAAACACAAGAACTTTGGTAGGGATGGAGAGACATTCTACGAGTTCGCTAAAATATTGTAGGACATTGATATGGACCCAATGACACTAGCGGCTGCTTCGGCTGGATTTAACTTATTAGGTAGTATCTTTGAGGTAAACGCTCAGAACCAAGCCGCGTTAAATAATGCAGCTATGGCGAGACAAGCCGCCGCATATAAATACGATCAAGAGATGGAAGGTTATGTTGAATATAACCGTCAACTTCTGATGCAAGCTATGGACCGAGCGTTAACTGCACGTTCAAACACTGACCTAGCAATGGTTAGCATGTTTGAGACAGGCGGCGGCGGTCAGGTAATGACAGATATGCTTGCAGAGCGTCAATCAGTTGAAGCACGTAATTTATATCGTGACAGGTTAGAGCGTAACAGCCTCAAAATTCAAACAACACGTAATCTTAAAGGTTACGAAGATGAAGCCAAGGGACGCATTGCGCAAGTCCCGACAACCTCGCTTAACATGGGACATATTGCTTCCGCTGCAAGCGCAGGTCTTCCGTACTTAGCATAAGGTATCGACATGGCACCAAGAATTACCCCCGACACTCCCCAACGAGGAGCGTCACAAAACTTATTGCGTGTCATCGACAACTATTATCGCCCTGCACGGGACAGAGTCGGTGAGGCTGCAATGTCGCAAGGCTTTCGGGATGTTTCAAATTTCTTTGGAAATGAAGCGGCGAAAGCGAAAAAGGAACAACTAGAACAGATTCAAACAAAGGCACAACAGGACGCTATGGCAGGGTTAGACCCAGACCAAGAGTTGTCAGAGGTGCGTAATGGATTTCTATTCAGATCGAACTCTAAAGCTTATAACCAAGCCTATAATGAAACTATGGGTAAAAAAGCTGCTATTGAGTTTAAAGAACAAGCTACGATTGAATACGAGAGGTCAGGTCTAAAATATAACACAGACCCTAATCGTTTTCGTGAGTGGATGAATGAGAAAGTTCACGGCTTTTTAAAGAACCCTGAACATAACAATCCGTATTTTCTTGCGGGTGCTATGCCTTATGTGCAGCAAACGACATTTAACATGTCGGCGGCGCACACAGGTAATATCTCGCGGCAGATGGAAGTTAACCACTTATCAGCTATTCAGAAACAAGCTGATGACATTGCTATGAGCATTGCCACAGGTGAAATGTCTATAGAAGACGGTTTAGGCGCACTTACTAAATTAAATAACCAAGCATACGGTACAGGTTTCAGTGGTCCTAAATCCCGCGCAGCATTGCTGACATCATATCTCACTGTCGCTGACGCAACTGATAATCCAGAAATGATTGAGAAGTTGTTGGAAGCACAGAAAACAGGTGCTGTAAAACTGACACCCACTGAGTGGAACTCTGTTGTAAACCAAGGACAGGGCATTCAACGTGATATTCAGTTTAGAGCGGATCAAAAAG